TCTACAATCTGACTGAAAGCCACACTAAAGTCGTCTTTCTTTGCTCTTTTGCCTAAATCATCTAACTTCGAGGCCACATCTTTCTTCAATTGAGAAAGCAACATCGATCCAAAACCAGAAACCATTACTGACGGATCAGTTGGATCATCACTTTTTGAATCAATGACACCAACTGCCTCAGTGATTTCTTTTACTGTATTTAATAAATTCATATCACTATTTATACTTTTAATTTCTGATTGGACGTCTTGAAGTCTTTCTTCCGCATAATGGTCTTAGAAACCAAATCAAATTCACCATTTTTCTCATCCCATTTCAACACAAAAGGAAGATTTATATCAGTCTGAATATCATTCAACACTGCTTGAGCATCTGGTCCAAGTTTTGGAATCTTCTTTCCATATTTCTTGAACGTCTGTTTGAACAATCTTGTTAGTTCTGCTACTGTGATTTCTTTACCGTTTCTCTTGTCATTACAACGCTCAAGGAAATGTCTTGTGAATTCAACATCAATACCAACTTTAGCAAAAATCTTATCAGCAAACTTCTCTACATCATTCAAATTTGCTTTTGTAATTTGCTCTGCGATATACTCTTTATATTTTTGAGACTCCTGTTCTGCCTCATATCGAGTTTTTCTATCAAGAACTTTCTTTAATTCTCTACTTGAAATACCAACAATAGAAGCCGCTTTTGATAAAGCAAGTCCTTTTGGATTGGTGATAATAACACCTGGTGATTGCTGTGCTTGTGGATTCTTGTTGTAGTTCTTGACCATTTGATGATAAATCTGCAATGCTTGTTTATACTTCTTTTCGTTAACAGCACGATTAAATCTATGCATCGTTTTCTTACCAATGATTGCTTTGAACATATCTTTGAGTGTTCCTTCTTCTAGTTCGCCTGGAGTCTTGTCTTTATAATTCTTGGTCGTCTCGGACTTACCAAACTCAAGATACTCTTTCAGTCCCATACCCTTGCGTACAGCATTGAATATATCTTGAGCATCCTTTTCGGAAGTTCCTTTTGGCATTCCATCTTTATATGATTCAAAATCATTATTGGATACGTGATTTCTCATATCAGTACCAGATACTCCTTTCACTCTAGCACCTCCTCCCTCAATCACTTGGAAATTATCGAAGTCATATGATTTCTTTGGATCTTCGTGTTTGATATATGGACGAATTGACTTCTCAAAATCTTTAACTCTATCACCACCAACAACCATTGTTACATCTTTGAAGCCTTTATCCGATAGATATTTCAATGCGTGAAATGCTGTTTTAACAGATGAATCTTTAATGATATTAGCTTTAGGGAAGAACTTCTTGAGGAACTTAGTCTTGTCGTTATATGTCAGTGGATTCTTCTTCGGATCGTTTGATTGTGAAGTGAAAATCATTGAACTTCCACCACGCTTTTTGCCTTCAGAGACAACAAAATCGATCATCGCTTGATGACCTTTTGTGATTGGATTGAAGCGGCCAAAAGTGAACACTACCGGTTTTAATTTAGCTTCTTCCAATTCAAGAAATTGATTGAATGATTTCATTATTCTTCCTCTTCTAATTCTTTTTTACGTTTCGAGCCTTTCAATCTTGATTTTTCTGCTCTGCCCTTATTGATAGATTCCTTTTCAAACCCAACTATCTTTCCGCCCTTATGGGAAGCATCAAGTCCATCCCCATTTCCATACGTGCCTTTTTCTCTATTATAACGATTCAACTCAGCACGATATTTCTTCATCTTGTCTGAGGACTGAAATTTAGCATATTCACGCTTATAATCCCGTTCATATTTCTCAATGAATTGTTGGAATGTATACATATCTATCCCCAATTCTTAATAGCGTTGAAATTATTCTTACTAAACTCAAGTCTATTTACTAATTTAACTGCACTATTACTCATATGGTCAATAGCAACAAATCCCTCAGGACCAGTCACTTCATATCCATTTGAACCTTTGATGAATGCTGGTATTTTATTCACCTTTTCCATCTTCTTAATGAGCATTAGTTTAATGTCTGCTACTGTATCGTGCCACTCAAGCGCATATGCCAGAGTACCACCGATCTTTCTATTGTTATTAATTACAGCGATAAGATCATCCAATACTTTTTGTTTCTTCGCTTTACCTTTTTCAGTCTTGAGTTTATCAATCATTGGTTTATATCGTTTTCTAAGGAAGTCGATAAATCCACCAATCGCTTTCTGCTTACCAGAGAATCGTTTGCCTTGCTTAGTCAAATCATTGATATAGATTTTCAGGTTGAATGCGATATCAGTCTTACCAAACAACACTTCTAATGATTTCTTATCTAGGAGGTTCAACTCATTATGAGCATCATCAAGTCTCTTTTGGAGTGCTTTCATTTCATCAACAGTCAATGAGGCTGTACCAGAAACGTCTGTAAAATTAGTATCGGTGAACCACACGTCCTTTGTCTTAGTCAACTTTGAAATATTGATATTGAATTGGGCAGATAAATCAGCAATATTATTACCCTTATATGTTGTATGCCACACAACCCCAACTTTCGCTTTCTGAATCTCTTTGGCTAGTGGTTGGCTAGTCGGAACAGCATACGTGATCGTGTTCGGTGTAAATGTTATGTATGATTCACCATCAATAGTCTCTTTCTGTATATCAGATGGAATAAACATAAAATCACCTTGAATGATGCCCTTGATATTCATCTTAGGAAATTCTTTCAGTGCTATCTTCATCTTCTCAGCAAGAGAGGCCGCGTGGCCGTGATTCTTGTCGATATCTTCTGGAGTGTAATTCAGTTTAGGATTCTTGTTGAATACTGCTTTTGTGCCAACGAAGAATTTACCATTCTCTGGATTGATTCCTGCTACAATTGATGGCGCTCCATCGACCTTGGCTTGAATGTTGACCGCTTTCTTAGAATGTCCTGATAGACTCTTAGCAACACCATCAAGAATTTTTAATGCTTCAACACCCCCTGCATATCCCTGGTCGAAAATAGCATCCTCAATATGCTCCAGGTGAGTTAATTTAGCTTCTGTGATATATTGTTTGAATGTTTTCATCGTTTTAACTTCATCTTGAATCCAAGTTTATTACCAGATGAATACCCTGGCCAGCCAAATTGAAATTCTGCTTCCTTGAAATAGTTACTCTTAAATGCCATCTTCTTGGCTTTCACATCTACATTTAACTGTATCAATGTAACCTGTCTGGCTACATTTGTCAATGATTTTTTAATATCTTTATCGTTATTCAGAATCTTCCAAATAGATTCTCCTAGAGGAGATAGAATCAATCTCTTCTTATCTCTGCCCTTAAATGTCTTTGGACCAGGCATCGAATACTTCTTATGCCAAGAGTTTAACGTCTTTGCCAGATCATCCATTTCTCTATCATCAGTCCACTTAACAATAGATTCTAATGTGATTTGGTCTGGACTCATATTCATAATCTTGCCTAAGTCTTTCACACACTTAGTATGCATATATTGATGAATCAACAACATTTGCTCTTTAGCAGAAAAGTTTCCAACAATATTGAAGATTTGAAGGGCTTTCTCTTGAGAGTGGTCAGCATTAGCAGTTTTAGCACGATTCTTAATAGCATCAATAATATTTTTGATAGTTACTTTACCGCCTCCACCAGACTTAACAGAGATAGGATATCTGATACCCATACGTACACCATAGAAGTCGATTAACTTCTCATTTGATGCTGTCGGGAAGTATACCTCTCTAAACTTGAGAGAAGTCATAGCCCATATGGCAGAGAGAATTTCTCCGAAGTCTGCTGATACCTTAGCGAGGTCTTTAGTTGTGAACTCAATATCCTTCAATGTGATATTAGTTGACTTTGTAGATGCCAAATGAAGAAGGGAAATCAACTGATCTGCGATTTCCTTATCATACTTAGAATTGATTATATCAGTGGTTCTCTTGATTAAGTCTTTCTTATTTAACTGCTGTCCAGCCAGTCCAAGAGAATCTGGAGTCAAATCTTTATTTGCGAAAATCTGTCCCCCACTGGTTGTTTGAGAAATTTCTGAATTCACCCACTCCAGTGTAGTGCCCGCAGGTATTTTAGGACTCAATTCTTTTGTTGTAGTTAGAACATATCCATCATACTTATCAGATACAGTGATACTAGAATCAGTAACTTTGATCCCAATTGGATTGAAAAAAGTATTGAATTCAGGTAATTTACCCTTCATAGCAAAACGAACGTGATAATCACCGCGCCCAGAACCAATCGCTTTAATGCCATTGTCCTTAATGACCTTATTTACGAATGATTTGAATGCTCTGATTTCCGGAGATACGGCCTCTGCCAGAAATACCTTAAAACTTTTCATTAATAATTCCATTATAGATGTTCATCTTATTACATATTTATAATAATGATTATCTATACCTTGAAATCTTTGAATGCTTTCTTCTTTTCGCCACTACTGAATACAGATTCATTGCTTTGATGAGTTGTGCCAGAGGAAGATGTGTTACCAATAATATCTTCCTGAGCTGAATCTTCGGCATCATACCATTTCATCTTCGGTTTATCAATACCAATCACAAATCTCTTATTAACAGCAATATCACCGTGTCGGTTCTTCAACTGCTTAACCATTATCTGGTTAAGTTCTTCAAGTTCTTCCGTCTGAATGAGTGCGAGGAAGAGATCGGCTGTCGCTGGAAGTCCAAAAGATTCAGACGTGTCCTCAAGCCCCACGTCCGAGTTTCCAAAGCCCGACCTAGTTGTTTGAGTCGCACTCCAGATCGGCACATTAAATTCAACAGCGAGACCACGCAACTCTTCGGCAATCGCTTTAACATAGGTATAAGAATTGACACTATTCGCTCCTGCAAGTCTTTGTGAAGCACAAATATTCAGATAATCCACATAGATGATATCTGGAGTAAAGTTTTTCTTCAAGGACAACTCTTTTAATAAATGTCTCAGATGACCAACGTGTGCTTGTGACGTTGGAAATTCCTTGACAATCAACTTACCCTTAATCTTAGATTTCAATGCATCCATCTTCTTATCATACATAATCTTGGTCATATCTTTTAGATTGTCCAATTTAGTATCGAGAAGATTGGCATCAATTCTTTCCGCAATCTTTTCTTCTGCCATTTCCATTGTGACATACAGAACATTCTTGCCAATTGATAGATTGGATGCCGCCATATGACACATACCAATCGTCTTACCAACACCAGTACCTGCCATTAGAATATTTAGTGATTTTCGAGTAACTCCGCCCTTTGTAATCTTATTCAGATATTCAATATCAAATGGAATTCTTTCCTCGTGCCTATGATAGAAGTCATAACGATTATCAGAATCTTCAAGGAAGTCGTGGCCGATATGAGTGTCGAAAGATACTGATAGAGCATTGGATAGAAGTTCAGGAATCTCCCCCTTGGCTCTTTTACCAGATGAATCGTCAATAATTTCAATTGACTCCATAATGGCATTATATACTGCCTTGTCCTTACAGAATTTCTCAGTCTCATCAAGGAGCCAATCTTCATTATTATCCACTGGTAATAAATTACCAACCAATGCTTCTGCTTCTTGATAAACTGTGGAATTTAGATCCTCTCGTTCATCAATAGCAATTTGAAGGGCTTCCCTAGACGGAACATCATTATACTTGGAGTAGAATTTCTGGATCTCAGAGAACACGACCTTATCGGTATGACTCTGAAAATATTCATCTTTCAGAAATACGATTACTCTTCTAGCATAATCTTCATTATGTAATAGATTCGATAGAATCGTGGCTTCAATATTCAATCACTTCCCTTCATTTTCAATAAAATAATCCTTCGCTAAACGCATCACTAACTAATAGTTTAACAATATTACTAATTTCAGAACCGTATTCCTCTTTACTTATTTCAAGAGGCTCTACTGATTCATATCCAAATGATATTTTATCACATTCTTCTGACATTTGCAAGTTATAAATACCAAATTCTGTGCCATCTGTAGTTTTTATAAAGAATACATCATTCTCCTGGCTCATCTTCTTCCTCATCTGTTAATAGAGATTTCTGACCAATCGCATACTTATTTGTGATATATTCTTGGAACTTCTTATGAGTCACAATATCCATCCAGAAATCACTTGATTCGGTAGCGGAAGCACGAACTTTACCATCAATAACTTCACCTGTTTCTAAATCAACCTTAGAATACCATCCGTTTGATGGCTTGACAACGAATCCACCTTCAACAGCAACTTCAAGTAGTCCAGACCACTTCTTGATTCCACCTTCCCAAGTCACTGAAATTGGCACTTTAGACTTCTCTTTCACAAATCGGGATTTTTCAACATTGATGATAAAGTCATATCCCTCAATTTCAGTCCCTTTCTTGTTTTGCCTACGTCCAATAATCCAAATATTATCTGCGGAATAGTATACTCCAGTACCACCAGAAACAACTTGCTTACTAAACATTTCTTGTGTTTCATATGTATGATTAATCGCAATGAACGGAATATCCTTTAGAGTTAGATATGGAGTGACCATACGGAATAGAGACTTCAATTGTTTTGCTCTTGTCATATCAGCAACAGACTTTTGATCTTTCGCATCATCAAGTTCTTTTTTGGACGCAAGGTTGCCGATAGAGTCAACCATAATATATACTTTATCATCAGTCTGCATAGACTCTAATTGATTAACAACATCAAACTTCAACTCTTCGATATTCTTAATGGGAATATGAAGTACCCTATCAGTATCGATATTCAGAGATTCAAAATATCCTTGTGGCGTACCAAACTCAGAATCATAAAACAAAGCGATAGCATCTGGATACTTATCCAAATATGCCTTCATCATCAATAGACCGAAAGCCGTCTTGAAGTGTTTAGATGGACCTGCAAGAACTGTTAGTCCAGCAGTGATGCCGCCATCTAACTTACCTGACAACGCAACATTGACCATAGGAACAGAAGTTGGAATTACATCTTTGTCTGTAAATAAGGCAGACTTTGTTAGTTGGGTTGATTTAATAGTGCCAGCTTTCTTCAAGCGGTCAAGCAATGAACTCATTTTTTTACTCCATAATGTTATTAATCTTACAGCGTATTATACTATAAGATGATTGGGTTGTCAACCCTATTTTTTGCGAATTGGATTATCTCTCAATTCCTGTAGATTGAATGGCTTTCTCAAACCACCCCAACGTGTGAAATAGATGATAGGATACTTTGGAAACATCTTTAAGAATTCAGCGGACGTATATCCCATAACTTCTGCTACAACTTTATAATCAGTTGGAACACTCGCTTTACCATAGATGATTCTAGCTTCTACTAAGGCATCAATTCTATGAATTGTTGCTTGAAATCCATTCAGATCCATAATTTCAGAGGCAATCCTCTCTGACCAAACATCACCGATGATGTATCCATCTTCATCTAATTGGTATTCTTTATCTGTTTGTATAGCCGAGAACTTTTGTCTTGCTTGAAGGTTCTGAATATTCTCTTGAAAATTATCAACGAACCCATCAAAGGTTTTTGCTTGACTCTCTTGTGCTATTAAATCAACATCTATTTTTGCCATATTCTTTATCCGAAAAATGATTCAAGAGAACTCTTCTCTTCCCAATCCCAACCAACTGGCTGGAGAACTCCCTCAAGTGGAGAAAGAAAGGCTTTCTCAAATTGTAAATCATAATCCACCCAACGCTCAACATCAAACTCGGGTGGTAACCCACTCATAAATGCAATCGCATTTGACCCGAACGGATTAGGAGTTTTTAGATACGTGAACTTCACTTTAGACCCATCACCGATTGCCTCAATATTAGTTAATCCGTGTTTCTTCAATAGATTATTAAATACCTTACTCGCTCGAACGTGAATAGGTACTGCTTTATCTACGTGTTCATATTTCGTATACTCATTAACACCACGAGGGAATGCGATATCAACTGGTGGTAGTGTCACAAACTCTTTCTTATATTTATGCACCAAATCTTGGAGTTGTGCTTCTGTACCAGTCAACATTATATTCACTGCTTCTTTCAGCTTACCACGTACATTGGATGGTGTGCTGGACTTGACAATCTCAAGTCCCATAACCTTCATCTTTGGTTTAGCGTATCGAACTCCCTCATTATCATACACATTCAATGCATAACGTTTTTTGGCTGTCCATACTGCTTTGTCAGCGATAACCTCACGTCCCATAAACATCTTCTGCTCAAACGCATTAATGTAGTCTGCCAACTCTTCATATGAATTCTGAATATATGGCTCAAACGCTTTCTGTGCCATATCATCAAGTAAGTCTACGGTTTCAGTCTTATCCTTACCCTTCGCAAACTTATCAACAATCTTGCCCATTCTCAGATAAACAGAATCAGTATCAATAGCAACTACATAATCATAATTATCAGTTTCACAAATTTTATTCATATACTCATTAAGAGCGTTTTCAACCCAACGAATAGACAACTGACCACCAGTAGTAATTGCCTCAGCATTTCGTAAATCATAGTATCTGAACCACTGATTACCGATTGCCCCATAGGCGGAGTTTAACTGAATTTTTTTAGCCATCTGAATGTTGTTATACTTCGCAATCTCATTGGTAGTATCTTCACCTTCTTCTTTTCGCTGTTGGGCATTAAGCATCTTCTTCTTAAATACTTTACGCTCTTTATAAATCTTCTCCATTAACTCAGGTAAGAACCCTCTCTTATCCCTACGATACAATGTACCGTTAGGTGCAACTGATACGTTTTCACTCTTCAAATCGTCTAATTCTACTGAACGTGATAATAGTGATTCAACATCAACACCAGACTTATGTCCAACAATAGTTTCGGGAGAAATATTGTATTGCATAATCAAATGCGGATATAGGGAGTTGAGGTCGAAAGAAACGACCCAATCGTGAAAACCTGTAATTGGTGGTTTTACATATGCTCCCTCAAACTTCTCTTTCTTACCAGAATGAACTTTTGGTGGAGCAACAATATTCTTACGTTTCAGATAGTCATAGATAATAGAGTCCCACATTTTTACTGTTCCGAACACATCTTGGAAGTTAATCTTCGCATCATATGCCATTGTTATGGCTAATTCAATCAATTTCTGTTTATCATCCAATCGCTTGACCAACTCTACGTCTTTAATATTATAGTCGATAAACTTCTGGTGATTCACTCTTGCAAGTGTAAACAGACTGCCCTCTTCTTCATAGGATAGTTTTCTCTCGCCTAACTCTACGTGAGCAATATGATCCAATTTATAAGATTCTTGATTAGTGTATGTAAATTTCTTATAGAGGTTCAAATAATCAAGTTGAGCAACACCATACAAGTCATACACAATACTTTCTTGACCATACATACCACGGACAGTTCGTTCTTTAATCCATTTGAATGGAGATAATCTCTTTGCCTCTGCTTGACCAAACAGCCGTGAAATACGATTCACTAGATACGGAATATCAAATGATTCAATGTTCCATCCAGTGAGGATATGAGGAGGACTTAGTGTCCACTTATTAATGAATGATTGAAGTAACTCTTCTTCTGTTCTACATTGATAAAATTCAACAGTGATATCATCACGGTCATTGATCCATTCATCTAATGCCCAAGTGTAATAGATATCATCTATGTTATCATAAACAGTAATAGCATTAACTACGCCATCTGCTTTCTCTGGATGAGGGAAGCCCTTTTCAGAATCAACCTCGATATCAAAGTTCCAAACTCGAATCTTTGTTGCATCATAATCAACATCATCAGGCCATTGTTGACAAGTATATTGAAGTCCATAGTTATCGTTTCCATAAATATTGAAACCATCAATATCTTCATATTGTTTGATGAAATCTCTTGTCTCTTTGATGTTACCTGGACTGACTTTATGCACTGGTTTATCATCAAGAGTGCGGAACTTAGTCTCTCCTTTCTTTCCCTCAATAAACATTGTTGGATTAAATTCATCCCTACGAATGAAATCATTGCCGGTTTCTGTATTGATTCCTCGAACCAGGACCTTGTTACCTAGTGTTTGTATATATGTGTAAAATTTCATTGTTGTATTATATCAGGTCTCTTCGTATTTGTCAACTGCTTCGAATCCGACTCCTTCACCCATACACTTCTTTGTAATAGGATTCCACCAGCCACTTAAACACATCTTTTCAGTCATTCTATCTTCGGCAAATCGTCTAACGGAAGTCTTTTGTACTATTGTTGTGCGGGATTCGTCTTCGTCTTCCTTTTCATCATCAAACGATTCTTTATGAATTTGTTTCTCAGAACAGAATGGACAAAAGTAATCCCATAAATCTCTTCCAGGATCAACAATTATCCACTCTTCTTCACAATGAACACACGAAAAGAAAACATACTCCTTCCTATGTGTCATTTTTACACGCCTCAGGCGGCATACCAGGATAGTGTAAGAATGTCTTAATAAGATACTTTGAGTTGCTGATCGGTACTTTTGCTTCGTGAGGGAATCCAAACCAGGTTGGAAATATTAATAATCGACCCTTTTTAGGTTTACACTCAACACCTTCAAGATGCCAAGTGAATGCAGTCTCTCCACCTTCATCAACTGTTGCTGGATAGTACAGCATACCAAGATACCGACTGGCCGAACTCAAATCACAACTATCAATATGATCTTTGAAGTAATGTTTCCCCGGATCATATCTATGCATTCTCCAATCCTCAATGACTAAATCTTTAGGTAACATATATGGAGGAAATCCATTTTCAGTCATTTCATTTCGATATCGTTCTAATTGCTGTCTGGTTATATTATTCAAGATATTAACAATATTCTTCCAACGAGGATTTTCCTCTGCTCTATGGACAACATTCATTTCAATAGCATTTCGATATTGGCCATTAGGGTCTGCGTGCCCTTGGCCATATTCTCTATCATCAGGACCTGCTGATTCACCAACAAATGATTCTACGTGGTGGTCTGAATCCTCTTCAAACGCATCAACAATCATATCACAAATTGGATCAGGAACTACATTATCCCATATTCTTACAAAATCTGTTAGTTTAGTGTCACTCATATTAATGTACTATCTGCATTGTTGGTTTCTTTGTGATATCCACATTATTATCCTCATTCTTAGTCACATATGCCATCTTGAATTGATGTAGATTCACAATCGTACCATCGTCCATTTCAACGATACCATCCCAAGCGTCAATTAAATCTTCAACCACATAAATCTTTTCTGATATATTACCATCAGTGACAATTTCGAATGTCATACAAGAATCAAAATCCATCCATTCAAAACACAATGACACATTATAGCCTGTTGGCTCTTCCATATCTTCAATATTAACTTGTTTCATAATTATTCTCCGAGTTTATCTTGAAATATATATAATGCTGTTTGTATCTTCATATACTCTCTGGCGGCATCGTGGAGGCAATCGTGATAGATGAATCCGTCAGGCTCCACCTTAACATCGTGACCAAGAAGCGTCAATACAACTGTTTTTGAATCGTGAAGATTCCAGAACTTCCACGGTAAATCATCAGGACCAAGACCTTGTGTGATTCTGAAAAGGTCTTGAAGTAGACCGAAATCGAAGTGGGAGCCACGGGCATAGAATCGTGCCTTCTCGTGATTAACTCCCTGTTCATTGAGCCAACGAATCATATCATCTTTAAGAAGTGTCCAATGCATATCATCTGGCCTCGGCTTTAGAATGCGCTGTGCTTCTTTACCTTGTTCTTTCCACCAATCAAGGGTATCTTGATGGATCTTTCGCCCGGCATCCACTTGACTCTTTACGTCAAGTTTTGCATAGTAACCATCTTTGATTAAATCAGCAAACTCATAATCTTCCGATGAGTCTACTGCTACCATTCCGACTGATAGAATGACTGAATTGTTGAGACTACCAAGAGTCTCAATATCTAACACAACGGTATCTTTCATTGACCTTCCTTTATGATATAATTTTAAACCATTATATCATAAAGGATATTAATTGTCAAGTGAATCTACATATTCCTGTGATATTTTTGTTACTTTAGAATCTCGCCGTAAAGAGTGGGATAATGACCTCAAAGAATTACATTCAAGAATAACCACAAATACAAGAGAATTAAGAGAACACCAAGTGATTTCAGAAAACAAAATGCTCAACGAAATGCGAGCCATTCGTTTTCAATTAGACCAAAGAGTTGCAGTATTAGAGAAATGGAGATGGATTATCGTTGGTGGTTCTATTTTCATTGGTTTAATGCTATCAAATCCAGACAGTATGTTGTTTAAAATAATTAGTTAGTTAGTTAGTTTTACTTCACGAATATATTTTTTCCTAATTATTCCTGTTTATTTGCTTGACTTGTGCTTGTGTTTATGATATAATATGTTACATATTTAAATAATAAAGTTTATATGTTTATTGTTTGAATATACTTTTAAGACAATTTTGTTTTAGAAGAACGGTATAATGAGAGGCAAATTGCCTCAAGGAGATATAATGGCATACCAAGTAGACACAGGTGTTAAAATACCTGCAAGTAAATACGGAACTGGCACAGGCAAGTATCCGTGGCATCAACTAAATTCAGGAGATAGTTTTTTTGTTCCTGAACACGAGTTGGCTAATCCAAAGTCCCGCCCTGCAACACCACTTTTCAAGACATCATCAAGAGTGTGTGTTGAAAGTGGTATAAAAGGCATCCGAGTCTGGAAAATTTAGCATCAACTGGGGGATTAATTTCCCCCTTTTTGCTTGACTTTCGCATTATACTCAAACAATATATGGAATCTCCCTATGACCACATTCTGGGCAAGTTATTTTATATACAGCATTGCGGTTGAAGTCTTGTTTTGCCCAGCGTCCACTACACTTACCACATTCAAAATCGGTATAGTTTGCACCACCTTTTTTAAATGAATGGTAATGTCTAGCTTCTAATTTTGGCTCGGTTGACATATAATGATAAATTTTTTCTGCCATAATATAAATTCCTATTGTTTATTAATTATCTTGTAATACTCAATATTTTACTAATTTGAGCATCGATTACACCAGAACGATTTGGCCAGTGAATATATGCTTTGTCAGGATTACTCTTCAAGTTCTTCAACAGAGGTACAATTAACTTTTCGAGTGCCTTTAACTTCTTGCTCTTGAAATCTTCAAATTCTTGCTTCTTTAACTCAAGTTCCTCTTCAACTGTTTCTTGTCGCGCCAAGAGATCAGCAAGATTGTTATTAACATCCCCAAAATCAACGCTACTATTTCCGTCAAAATCCAAATCACGCACTTCTCCTACTTGTGTTTCAATCGTTTCAAGTTTCTCTGTGATTGATGTTAAATCAACATTAACTTCTGGAGTATTAACGGTTGTCTCTTTCGCTAATATCTCATCCAACTTTTCTTCGATTGGCGTCATATCTGGCATATCACCAGCAGTCAAGGCATCAACCTTTTCCAACGCTAAAATCTGGTCTAGTTTGTTATCAAGACCACTCAAATCAACATCTACTGTTTCCGAATTCTCAATTCCATCAGAAGGAATTAGAGCGATAATAGCATCCAACTTTTTAATAATCGGCCCAAGGTCGGCTGATACTTGTTCTGTAGTCTGTTGAACTACACTGGTTAAATCTCCATCATCTGTATCTGAAAATGAGAATCCCCAATCAAAATCTTCAATTTCAATTTCACCTTGTTCTGAATCTGCCATATCTATCTCCTAAAAAGGCATAAAACTTCTCATCATCCCATTAGGGCTGAATCTTCTTTGTATTCCACCAACACTATAATTCATTGTATTTATCTGGTTATTTAGTATTGTAATATCTTGCTCAATAGCGGCAACATTCGTATTCATATCGTGACCAATATTTGCCATCACTTCCATTCGAGTCTTAATATCCTCCATATCTTGATTGATTGACTCCATCGAATATGCTATTGAATTCATATTTTCTCTAATAGAATGTAAATCATCTGCGCCACGTTCAAATGATTTTGTCCAAGACTCCATATGAGTATTAACAACTAAACCAGCAAACACAATAACTGTTGCTACTGCTACTTGTGATATTGCTGTTAACCAACCACACCACTTACTTGTTTCACATTGCATAGAGACTATTCCTTATATTAGAATTGTCTATTATTTATGTGTTATTTATATCGTGATCCTATATTATATTTAGGAACTAAATTCCAATTTTGCTTTTCTCTGAAATATTCTTTAGATTTTCTCTCGTATAATCAGAATTTTCTGTTCTATTAACCTGTGCTAATGAATCGAAATGGTCATAGCCGTAGGCATCTTCACATAAATGACAATCATAACACTGGTTCTTACAATTAGGAAGGGCTTTACACATTTTCTCCCCCGCCTCGGTTTTATAAGGATGGTCTATTGAATCGAAATATTCTTTGCACCTTTCATCAACTCCGGGATAACCTAGGAAATAGTCGTGTTCTTGGGAAGGGTCTATAGTAACATATCCCAGTCCATTCCAATTGCTCAAAAATCCTTGACCATTATTATATACATCTTCAAAGTTTTTGGCAATGAAAATCTTATCGGCCTTCTTATCGATATATGACCAAACACCTCGTGATGATTCTGAAGCACCCTGTAGTCCTTTTATCAATCGTCCAGATAATTTGAAAACATCGACCAACTCATTATACATATCAAATCGTGCATTAGTGTCCCAGACACAAGACGTACCAATTCGAGGAGGTTGACCCCATCTTTCTGGGAATCGCCATTTGTTACAGGATATCGCATTCAGAGTACCAAAATAACTTTTGCCCTGATTCGAGCCAATCCACGGTTGTACTGTATCGTGTTCTTCTTTGAATGGACAAAAAGGCATACACCCTTCGGATGCTAAGAGAAAGGTTTTAATTTCCCTCTCTTTTGCCACTCTGGATACACGTCTCAATTGAGATATATTCCTATTAAGTTGTCTATCAAGTTGGATGTAGTTGTAACCAAGGACGTGTAGGTCAACCATTTGTTGGGCATTCCCTACAATATGATTAACAGTATTTTTCCAATTCATTTCGGGAAAGTTCTTCTGGAGAATTCCAGTTCCCATCAAGTGTATATTACTGATGGTACAAACTCTTAGACCACGCTCATAAAACTCGCCAATAAAATTGACAAATTGTTTTCTGATATCTGGGTCTATTATGATTTCGGTAGGATGTGTTTCTTGATTAAGAGTCAGTGATGCGGGGATTCCCCACTTCTCCTGTATCTCGAATAGTTTATCTATCTGGTAGTCAGTGGCATTCTTGCCCATAACATCTCCATATCGCCTATTAGTGCCTGCGAATTTATAATGGAAATCTTTGGCAAAATATATATCGTCTATTTCATCTCTGTATGATTGGTCTGCGTTGGCAATTACATTATAGAAAAAAGTCTCATCGTCTTGGTCAGTGGTATCGTATCTTAAAAAATTGTCAGGACCATCCATCACGCATTTCAATATGTCGTTGTGAGGGAGCGACCAAATCTTCTCAAACTTCTTACTCATTATATAAACTCCAAACTTTTTATTATTTTACACCTATATTGTATTTAGGAACTAATTCCCAATTGTTTTTTTCCTTATAGGATATAATCTTAAACTGTCCAACATTACCCATAGGTTCAAGTTGAGTTTCATCAAGAACATTCAACAAATTCCATTCCTGTAGTAATTTTATGATTGCGTTTCTTCTCTCTATATCGACATCAGATATGTTTGTATTTTTACCATCTAAAGCAAATAACTCTTTAAAATGGACAATATAATATCTACCTTGCTTATGGAGTATATGTGCTGATTGATAAAGTATTTTATCTCTGTTGGACGCTACACCCATTCTTGTGAGTGTTTCTTTAATTTTCAAAAAATCATCATATTCACGAAAACGAATCTCTACCATATCGGCAGGCGTCCACATCACATCTTCATTTTTGTGATACCTGTTTTGAAATTGCATTATTACCACCCCTTTGCATCTTTGAGCGAATATACTCAATATGCTCTTCGGGCAGTAGTTCTAAAACTTCCCTGGCCCGCTGTTCATTATAATTATAATAGTCTTTAACTAATTCGAGATTAGAGGTTGCTTTGGACGCTTTAGCCCATTTTGACCACCTCTTTTTCTTCCTTAGACTATTTATATAATAATCATATTGTAACATCGGGTCCAATTGATAATGCTCATTCATATCATTTACATATAGAATGGTATCACTATTCATACTTAAAGCACGATTAATCATAAAACAACTTCGGCCATATTCTGCCTCGTCCATATCTCCTTGGCGAATCAGGTTCTTATGGCCGAAGTTGATGTCTGGTAGTATCTCTTTAAACAGGTCTGCCATAGAATGTATCCATTAAATCTCTAACTGCTTTCTCTGGTGCTGAACCAGAAGGATGATGCACACATTTTCCATTCTTAAAGAAGTATGTTACAGGGTGGGAGCCAACGGGGAAAGTCATATCTTCCGTAATTTCATATACCTTAACGTGTTTATACTTCTCATCTCCGAAGATGGGAAGCAACACTTCAGGCACAAAATACTCACACACTGGACAAGTCTTTTTCGTATGAACAATCACAACATCTTTATGTTTCTTGACCAACTCTCTGGCCGCCTTCTCACTCACGGTTTTCATATTATTTATCCTTCACAAATACACCCTCAGATGTTAGATAACCAGTGCGATCTTTAATCTCATTATACGCTTTTTCAGCACATTCGTCAAATGAAAAATCAGATACTTTACATACACCACGAATCGTCACATAGATATCACCAATAGCATCCATAATATCATCACGGTCATTATGATTAATCGCATCCAAGAGTTCTGTGGTCTCTTCTAGTGTCTTAATCGCTTGACCCATTGCTTTGCCATTCTCAGTGATTCCACGATCATCAAACCACTTATCAATTTTTTCGCTTACTTCCATTCTGCTTCCACCATTACTTCGGTTAAAAATGCTACCAGATTAATCTCACCATCCTGAACGAATGCTTGTTTATACTGATAGTCGGCTATTAATAGTACCACTTGAGGGATACTCTGTGGTGCTAAATACTTATACATATTATCATATACTTGTCTGAAAATACGAACTGGATCAGCATCAATATTATCTACCACCCATTGTCTCATATCAGAGAAGTTCTTATCCTTTAGATGGTTCATCAAACCATCAATATCAGTCTCACCAACTTTAGCAAGAATACCTTTATCCACGACTCCACCTGCGGCATATCTCTGGAGTTCATTCAGAGTTCTACGCATATCAGGATAATGTCTCTTAATCAGTTCTGCTAAGGCAGGCTTAGAATCTACATTGATATTCTCTTTATCAAGTATATCTATAATGCGATTCATAAACGCACCCATCAGCACTGGTATATCCTTTTTACCAGTTCGGAAGTCGATATATGTAGTCCTAGAGTGGATAGGCTCAATAATCTTGTCTTTATAGTTACAAGTCAAGATGAACCTAACATTCTTGGAAAACTGCTCTATAAACCCCCTCAGAGCGGGCTGGAACGATTGTGGATTGAGGTAATCAGCTTCATCTAATATAACACACTTCTTGCCTCCGTCAAAGGAGACTGTGGAGGCGAACTGTGCCACTTCGTTTCTCAGAGTATCAAGATTCCTATCAAGAGAACCATTAATCAGTAAGGTTGTGTAACCTAGTTCGTTACACAATGCTTTTGCTACTGTAGTCTTACCTGTTCCTGCTGTACCACTCAACAGAAGATTCGGCATATCACCATTTTCAATAAACTCATCAAAAGTATCTCTTAATGAGTCTGGTAAGATACACTCCTCAATCTTCTGTGGGCGATACTTCTCAACCCATAGAAACTCTTCTTTACTCATATGATGAATCCTGCTCTAATGCAATCCAGTAAGTCAAGTCACCAGAGGTGAATTTGGAAATATTCTTAGAACTGATATTAACAACATAGTCATTCTGGAGCATCTTCAAACGCTCTGTTAGGAAGTAGAAGCGGAAGTTAGCATCACCATCATAATCTCCTACCTCAATCGAATATGTGTTGGTTGTATCATTACGTTTATCTAGCACCTCTGCCATAATCTTACCATCTTCGTTTCTGATAACCATATCAGGAACAGATAGTGTGCCAGTCGCCCTCTTGAGTTTATCTAACACATCAGATGTTAGGGTGAAGTCTACCTCGGTCTCAGGCATTTCAATCTTCGATGTAGGATATACGATGATTTCCTTATCAGCAAACCAATATGTGGTGCTGGAATTGCCATCCGTGATAGTGACCGATTTGTCACCAAACTCCAAATCAGGATCATCAAACAATGATACAGTTGAAAGGAACTCATTCAAATCATAGATAGCAACTTCTTTAGGAAAGGTCTCCTTTACAGTAGCAGAACCCAATAGGTTCTTTTGAACACTCATAGTATTCAATTCACTACCCTCGGTGAAGAGGATAGATTGATTGATAGTCGCAAAATTCTTTAGAACGTCAATCGTATTTTCACTTAACTTCATATTTTCTCCTTATTCGTAAATCGTATCAGTTTCAAACTGATTTGTTTTTTCTTCATATGCTAGAGCCAGTATAACATAATGAAGGGCTTTTGTCAAGTCCATCTTATTCTTACCATTCTTCTTACCATACCTCATTAGATACTTAATAGCATTATCAATGGAGGTTGATGCCAGAGTGCCTCTGGAAGCAAACACATCAAGAGTCTGCACATCGTTATTTTCGTTGGTGTAGTGGGCTCCATAAGTTCCCTTTAGATATTCTGCCAATTCGGACAGTACATCACCTTCACCATATTTCCAATCAAATTCTAAAACACCACACATTATCAGGTCTCCTATATGTTAAAAAACCTCACCCCCGGAGAGGTGAGGAAGCGTTGATTGAGGGGTCAACTACCCCACGGAGTATTCATTAGAAGTTAGAAACATTTTGGGTGGCTGACTCCTCAATAGAAGAGCCATACTGCTCATTTCCAACTCCAGCATCAATCTTCTCATAAAGACTCATAAACGACTCACGGGTTTCATCATCAAAACGCTCAATAGCCATCTTGATTGCTTTACCCTTATCTTGGAAGATTGAATAACTCTTCAAGATATCAACAAGTCGGCGAGTCGAAACAATCTCATCAACCCCACCCTCTTCAAATGTCTTACGGATGATATCTCCCCACATTGTTAGGTTTGGAATGAAAGCATCGACTTCGGCAGAGCGAAGTCCAAAACCCTCGGCCGCCTTAGTTAAAATCTTTTTCTCAATTGCCTCAGATGGGTAAGGCTGATACATTGTGATTGAAAAGCGATCCAAGAACGCCTCATTCATAACATTAGTACCGACAAAACGTCCATCATCCGATCCCTTGCCCTTGGTATTAGCAGTAGCAATCACTGTAAATCCAGGTGAAGGCTCAACCCATTCAGCACGTTTTTTGATGAAGTACCCCTTACCTTCAAGAACAGACTGTAGAGCCATCACCTTGGATGATGCAAGATCAACTTCATCAAGCAGAAGAACAGCACCACGCTTCATAGCCTCAACAACTGGTCCGTACTGGAAAACAGTCTCACCATTCACAAGGCGGAATCCACCAAACAAATCATCCTCATCTGTTTCAGCAGTGAAATTCACTCGAATCATTTCACGTCCAAGTGAAGCACAAGTTTGTTCAATTCCAAATGTCTTACCATTACCACTCATACCAGTTAGATAAACAGGAAAGAACAGGCGAGACTTGAGGATCTTTTTCAAGTCAGTGATATTTCCCCAAGAAACAAACGATGGGTCAGTCTTAGGAATAAATGAAATAGTAGAATCAAGTGATGCCGCAGAAGTTCCACTCACAGAAGTGGTGGGTGCGGGCGCTGGTGTATGAATATCAGATTTATTAGGAACAGTAGTAGTATTCTCTGATTTGGCAGGCGTGACCGCATCCTCAGTAGCAGGGATTCGATGAACACCCCTTGCAATCTTTTCTGAATATTTAACATCAGACGGGATGAACACCCCATATGTCTCAGAAATGGCACTCATTTGAGCTTTAGTGATGTCAAGTGTGCCGAACATTTCCTTCGAAGCGGCAGCAAACTCATTAACTGAAATACGTTTTTTACTCATAATATTTTCTCCGTTTTATCAACAAATTTTCACAATCAACAATACATATTATACACGGATTCAAGGCAGTGTCAACACTTTTGGTGACTTTTTTTCAACTTTTTACTTTAGGCAACCAAGGCAACAAACTCATTCAACATCATTTTATTGACCTTACGGGCTTTTGTGAACTTGCGGAATTGAGTACGAAGTTTGCCCTTGTTAATTGAACCATCATCCTTACGACCAGGCTCTACAAACTCGGCTTCCTTATCAAGACATTTGGAATTAATCAGAAAGTAGGTATCATATCCAGCCTCTTGAATTCCAACATAACCATTCTTGGTCAAGAATTTTTTCTTGTTTGCAACTTCTTCCCAAGAATAGGTGTATTCAATATTGTTACGAATGTGTTTGGTACTGGTGATATGGAATCCAATCACATTAACTCCACAGCGACTACCAAGACCACTCAACAATCCGTGAGTCATATTGTATCGTTCTTTACAGATGATTTTCTTGGTAACTGGATCTCGAAGCATCATTTTCTCACCATATGAGATATATTTTCTAGCTAAATCATCCTCCGTACAGTCCAGATATCCAGTGTTTCCATCAGTGCCGCCATCAGTCAAGAAAATCACATTAATTTTTTCCTTACCTGTAGTACGCTTGAAATCAGCAACCATATCATATGAAGCAATGATTGCTTCATTCAAAGGGGTTGATCCAAGAGAGAATCCATCAGGACAGATCGGCTCGCCATAAGAAACCAGTGATTTGCCTAAATAGAACATATTTTCAATTTGTTTATTAAATTCACGACCACTCATTCGATCATTAAAGAACTCGTGGAAAGCAACTTTACCCAAATCAAGGACTTTCGAAGATGTTTGATTTGATTTTTTAAACATAGATTTAGAAGTAGTTTTATTAAAAGTAGATTTTGAATTGGTGAATGAATAGACACGAAATGGAATGCCGACTTTTCGAGCAAACATCACCAGAGTCAAGGCTTGCTTGATTGTATCAACAATCTTATCTGACATTGATACAGACCAATCAATATACATAACAAGTCCGTGGTTACGTCCATCACGTACTGTAGCAACACGTTTGAAAATATCCTCATCAATCTTGTATGCGTGGAGCTTATTAGTATCAATAACTCCAGTCTTGCCAACAGAAGTTCGGCGATGGGCAGTAGCGGCCTGTTTCATTTCAAACTCTTTAACAAGATAATTAACCACTGGTAGAGTATCTTTTTTCCAAGAACGAAAGTTTTCATTCAATTGTTTTCTAAAACTTCCCTGGCCCCAGCGGTCATAACCCCCATAACCCCAGGCACTATCTCTATCCCACCAATTTGACAGTTCACCAAGAACGTCCTTATATCCAACAATGACATTCTCAGGCGCAACATTTGGTAAGTCAACATATATGATATCTTTGGCATTTTCATTATTCAGACGGGAAAGAGAATCCTCAAAGTTCCGCATTGTCTCGGACTCAGGAGGAGATTCTTCACTTTCAGACTCATCACCAGACTCATCACCAGACTCACCAGACTCACCAGACTCTTCTTCACTTTCAGACTCATCAGACTCTTCTTCCGTGTCTCCAGAGCTAGATGGAGGGGGTGGAGTAGACTCTTCTTCACTTTCAGACTCATCACCAGACTCATCATCAAAATCAAAATTATCAAAGTTAATTTCAGCCTGTTCTTCCTTAGCCTTTTCAGCCAACTCAAGGGTAAGAGCAAGAACATCCTCAAATGATTCAGCCCTCATAATACGACCAACAAACACTTTTTCATCATCCGTGAAAGGCACTTCCGCCATCACACCAAGTTTGAAGTGAATATTGATACGATCAAGAAGTCCATAAGAATCAAGTTCACGACCCTTCGTTCCGAAAAAATCACGATTCTTCAACTGACCATACATACTGAAGAATGTTTTTTTCATCCCAGGATATTTGACCTTCATTTTACGCTCGATTCGAGCATCTTCAATGATATTAGCATAATCTTTAAGTCCTGGGTTAGTTTTTACAAACTCCACCCACTCTTCAAATGGTGTGTAAAGGGCGTGGCCAACTTCGTGGCCAATCAATCCCTCATAAATCGAATCATCCATATCTTCCCACATAGGAAGAGATAGAACACGATTTTTCACATCAAACGAAGCAGTTTGAACTTTTCTATGCTCAACGTGAATGTTCTCAGTAGCCATCAACTTGGCTAGAACATTTTTAGAAGCAATATTTACTGACATATTTTGTCTCCGTTTTCTCAATCAACAATACATATTATACACGGATTCAAGGCAGTGTCAACCCCTTTACCAAAAATAATCTATAGTGTATGTTGTTGATTTTTAACGAAATATGATGATTGTTAAGAAATTCTGCTAAAATTTTTCTCTTTTTCAACATAAATCACACGTCCAAACTTGTCAAGAATCTGGTCCCCCTTGTGTGATATGACAAATGTGTTGGTCTCTTCACCAAGAGAGTTGAGAATTCCTAGGAAGTCCTCGATACCAGTTGTGTCCAGACTTGAATCAAATATTTCATCAAGAATCAATAGATTGGTAGCCACCGAAGATTTCAACTTAGCAACTTCTCTCCAAGTAAATAAGAGTGCTAGGTCAATTCTCAACTTCTCTCCCTCGGAGAATGATCCGTATTGGAACGCATCACGACCACGACTCTTGATGGTCTCGTTGAATGCCTCATCCAACTCAAAGTTGATATAGAAGTTCAATTCAGAAAGATACTTGTTAATTAATTGGTTAATCAGCGGCAAGTAGTTGCGAATGATAACAGTCTTGATACCAGAATCCTTCAACAACTCCTGAACAGTATTCAGATGATGGCTACTTTCCTGTAAAGTATACTTTGTTTCCCTCTCAGCGTCAAGTTGTATCTTCTTGGAATCTATTTCTTTAGTATCAACATTAATTTCCTTCTCCTCGATATCAATTTCAAGATCCATTGTGAGTCTATTAATATACTCATTAATACCCGTTATAGAACTATTTTTATTGGTTATTTGAAGAAGGATACTCTCAATCTCATTGATGCGATCAGTGACCTTTTCTATCTCACTAGCAATATCTTCCATTGCTGTGATAAGTTCATTTTCCTCTTTAGTTAGTTTCTTAGTCACCTCAGCTCTATGCTTATCATCAATATCTTGTTTACAAGCAGGACACTCTTTATGATTGGTTACCAACTCTAACTGTTTAGATACATTTTGTTTTTTACTTTTGAATGAAGTTGAGTAATTCCTTAGTTTCTTATGCTTTTCCTGCTTAACTTTATAATCGGTAACACTACTCTTCAACTTAGAAATTTCAGTATTAATCTCCTCAATCTGCTCATTACAACGGGTTATTTCAGCACGTTTTGTTATAATACTCTCTTCTTTATTCTCCTGAAGTTCTTTCAGGTGGTTCTCTTGAATCTGGATACTTTGTTCAAGCAACTCTATTCTATGAGCCACATCAGTGATACCCCCTTTGTTGTCACCTATACGACTTTTGACCAAATCATTCATAACAGAAAAAATCTGAATATCAAGCAATTCCTCAATAATAGAACGTCTATCACCTGCTGATAATCTCATAAATGGAACAAATGATCCAGAACCAAGCACAACAATTTGTCTAAATGATTTCTCATTCATCTTTAGAACATAACGCTCTAGGAAATCTTGTTGATCTTTCGCCTTAGCATCTTGGTCTTTCATTTCACCATCAATATAGATTTCAAATTTTGCTGGCTTGAGTCCTCGTCTGATTAAAAAATCCTTATTGCCGACAGAAAACTCAAGTTCTACTTGACAATTCTTATTGTTTATGCTATTGACTAATTGTCCTAGTTTGATCTTTCTGAATGGTTTGCCAAACAACCCAAAGGATATTGCATCCATAAAAGTTGACTTTCCCGCACCATTTGTCCCAATCATTAGGGTGGTGCGGGAATTATCAATCTTGATTTCAGAAAACTTATTTCCTGTGGAAAGGAAATTCTTATATCTTACAGTTTTGAATGTTATCATAGATAGGTATTATATCAGATTTAAACCTCTTTGTCAAGAATTTGTTTGGCCATAGACTCAACACTCATTTCATTAATATCACTCAAGTAATCAAGATTTGTTTGTTCATCAACATACTCATCTATGGCTTCTGTTGATTCTTGTCCATCTTCATACTCTTCCAATTGAATATCAATTTCGTGGTTGTTTAACTTACTCATTTTTCTCTCCTATATTGCAAGTGCTTCCACATATACCTCGTGTAGAATTTTCTTTACTTCTTTACCATTATCTATACTTAAATTATCCACATAGTTATTTAATGTGGTTATTGTATCTTCTGCCTCAAATTCAATCTGACTAGAAGATAACAATCCGAAGTCCTCAATGATTGTGAGGTTCTCACAATCTCTCTGGAGAATATCAACTACATTGTTGAAATACTCAATGTCCTCTTTCTTATCAACAATCAGTTTAACAATTCTTCCCTCATATTTATCTAGGTCACCCAAATCACTATCATCATAAATAATTTTTGAGTGCATAATAAATGGATTTATGATATGCTCACATTCAAGGGTTTCTGTATCAAAGATGTGAAAACCCCTCTTGTCATTGTGATCCGACCAAGTCATTTCATATGTGTTACCTAGATAGTAGATATGACCATTATCACTTTTGGTATGAAAATGACCTGAATACACTGTATCGTATCCATTCAGAAAGTCAGATTTCATTGAATGATATGCTGATTTAACTCCCTTATGCATTTCGAATCCACTCAAATCAAAATGTCCAAAGGAAATAGTTGATTTTGTTTTATCAATAAACTCCATCACCTCTGATTCGTTCTCTTGATTGATCCAAGGTATCATATCAACCTTATATCCATCAATTAACTTAACTGTGAATGGTTTACTATATGCTACAATAGGAGAGCCTTCAACATCGTAAATATCAAATAATTGTTCTACTGAGTTAACCTCTACTGTATTCTTAAAATAAGTATCGTGGTTACCTACAATGGTATGCATAGTGATACAATTATCTTTCATAGGCTGAATGAATTCTTTTCTCATCCTATTGAGAGTATCAAAGTTGACATACTTCCGTCTGTCCATCAAGTCACCACAGTGAATGATTTCTTTAATATCATTTTCAATCAAATAAGGAAAGAATATTTCATTCCAAAATTTATAAAAATAATCTGAAAATGCTTGACTATCATTTCTGGCACCAAAGTGGGTGTCTGTGATTATTGCTACCTTACTCATACGACAGGAGTCATAAAAAAGTCAAGGGAAGAACCGCGTTTTTCTTTCTCCGCTCTCTTTGCTTCTCGTTTAGCAATCTTTTCGGCTTCTTTCTTCTCCATATCATCAATAAATTCTTTAATGTGTGTATGAAAATCCACTGAACCCCGGTCATTAATGTAGTCAAAAGAATCCTTATCGTGTTCTTGAAGTTCATCCATTTGTTCAAAACCACCACCTTCATCAAAGTATTTGTACTTGATGTACTGTTGTTTTTTCTCTTTCTGGATTCGTCTTAGGAAGGCGTAGTAAATGATTTGTGTGAAATACGCAAAAGGATTATCCGACTTGTCGGGATTAAAGTTATGCATATACGCAAGGCAATTCTCTAATCCGTCAGAAATCATATCATCCTTATAAGTGTAGTTAATAAAATTAGGTCGATAGGAAAGTCTTTGTGCTATCTGTAGAAAACACGTAGCAATGTACTCAGTAACATAAGGTTTAGGAAGGTTCTGTTCTTCTGCCTCCCTAATGTCCTTTTGGTATTCAATAAGAGCCGCAAGAAACTCTTTGTTATTAATGTAATGGTTCTTGTTATCTTCATCAACTGGTTTTTCAGTCTTTTTAGTCACTTTCCTATCTCCATTTATAGTAGTTATTAGATACAATTATATCATAAAATATAGAAAAAGTCAATACTAAAATCAAAGAAAACCGACTGAGCGAAGCGAAGGAGGACCAATCGAGCGAAGCGAGATTGGTTCTTAGGGTTGTGTCCTAATGTGTAATGATCCTATAGAAAGTGTAAGGATAAATTATTACATCAATCCTATAGTTTTAGGACAATGTAAGGATAAATTATTACATCAATCCTATAGTTTTAGGACAGTTCTCTAACTCTGGTCTCACTTCGTTCGACCAGTGTCGCTCACTTCGTTCGCTCCAGTTTATTTGTTTTTCATATTATATATTTTCGAATTCATTAGATACAGGTAGACTTATAGAGACAGGTTACGGGATCCTGTTTGCCACTGGTTGTCAATTCAACCATCTCTACTGGACTATATGATACCATTATGTGGTGAAAGTCCTGACACGATTATTTCAGATATCTAGCACTTGTACGGTGCATCAATCCACAGACCTCAATCTAATTGCGTTTAAGATATTATAGTCTGCTCACTTCGCTTTCGCTACTATCCTGGTTTTCGTATCCCAGGCAGATTTATTTATATGTACAATTTTTCAAGTATTATACACTATACTTATATGAATGTCAAGTATTTTATGTAATTATTTTTTGATTTGGTAAATCGATAGGACTAAACATTTGTGTATGTTGATCCGCAATTTCATCTTTTGTGTCTGCAATAAAGAGGATATCTTGAAGTGCTAGATGAATCACATTATCCTTACAGGTTAAAAGGAATGGCATCAATCCCATTTGTGATGAGTTTCCATCAGCACTAATCATCTGGAGTGTTGCGGGATCCTTGATTGTGATAGCCTTGTTTTCTTCATTGAATTCTACAATGTCACAAATCAATTCTACGCCAGTGTGTTTCAAATGTACTGTTGCTTTTTGTACTTCTGTACTCATAATTTAATGCTCCTTAGTTTATAATCAAATTTTTCAGTATTATATATCTTCACTCTTTCTAGGAAATGCTTGAGTGAAAAGTTTTTATGCTTTTTCCAAGATAAATCATCGCTTATATCGAATAGGGTGGCCTTGTTTTTCCCATCGGATTTCCGAAGAACTCGACCAACAGACTGTAGATTACGAATCCTAGACTTAGAGGGATGAGCAAAAATAATATTATGGAGATTCCTAATATTAATCCCAGTAGAAAAAGTACCGTAACTAGCCACGATAATAGCGTTTGTAGACCGTTCTGTAATCTCACGTATTTCCTCTCTTACTTCTGTTTTAATTGAACCACTCACGAAAAATATAGGTCTATCTGGTGCCATTTGCTGTAGATATGAATAGAGTTTCTTTCCGTGTTTCTCTACGAATTGAAATAATACAAGCGTGTTGTTTTCTCTCGAAATGGTCAAATCACAAATGAATTTATTTCTTTTTGTATTACTTATAAGCCAGTCGATCTCATCCTTGTATATTAGATTCTTAACGTGCTTTTTTTCTTCGTCTTTATAATTCAGTGTGATAGCTTCAATATGTAATTGACTGATTGTATCAGAGTCCATCAATTCTTTGGTTGTGATAACTTTCTTGATTGGTCCAAACAGGCCCTCTAGGACAAGTTTGTGTGTTGTTGTTCCGTCAAGAGTTCCAGTGAAACCGAACTTATATTTACAATTCGTCATTTTAGTGAGAATTGATGTTAGGCTCTTAGCCTTGAAATTATGGGCTTCATCACCAATCACAACATCAAATTGCTGGAACCAATCTTTCTTCAACTTATAGATACTTTGCCAGGTTGTGATAACCACGGACTTTGTAGTGTTTTTCTCTTTTCCGGAGTATATCCGATGAGTAATGTCATTACTATAGATGAATGTATGATCATCATTCGATGTTGAGTAGTCCTCAAAGTCTTTATATAGTTGTTCTACTAATGATGTGGTGGGAACAATAATAAGAATCTTTCTCTTAATCTTAGTTAGATACCAATTCACCAGTGCGTAAATCATAAAGGACTTACCCGAGGACGTTGGTGATATCATCAATGCTCTATCTTGATTGATTGCGTGATGGACCGCAGCCATCTGATAATCATAAGGAGTGATTGCTTTCTTATTTACGTGAGGATTCAGGCCCATCAAGAATTTAGCAGTTTCTTCTGGCGTGACTTTTGCTGTTTTCTTCGGATATTCAATCGTTAGATTTCTACGTTCTGCAAATTCAATAACATAAGGCAGTAGACCAACATACAGTTCACCACCAAATACACTGAATAGACGAATTTTTCCATCCCACGCTCTTGAACGATACGCAGGCATAAACTTATATCCTGGTACTTTGAACGTGAAGAAGTCTGATAAATCGTGTGCTATTCCAGCCTCACTTTCTATCTGTAGAAATACATCATCCTTTTGATGTACAACAATATCACTCATTATCTAATATTCACCTTGCGTAAATTTCATAAAATCTATGGCGGATTTGATAGCAAAACCACGTCTTTCAAACATCTTACATATTTCTTCGAGATACTTCACCAACTCCTCTTGAAGAGTTACTTTAGCTTCTTCTGCTACAACTACTGGATCAACTCTAACATAATCCTTTACTTCTCTATCCTTTAGAACATATTCATAAGGATCAGGATCATTACCATTATAGTAGTTAGTTCTACCAAGAGACACTTTATACAACTCATTCTGTAATTTTTTCAACTTCAACCTCTCACGCAACAACATCTTGAGATATTTGTTGTGTTTTGTTGGTGTTGCTAGTGATTCTTTTGCTAGAATTGTTTCATCTATATATAAGTCTTTTTCTACTGCTTTTTCAAGTTCTTCTATTTTCATAGAGTATATTATACATCATTTGGAATGGATTGTCAAATGTTTTTCTTCTCCATTTCCATCCAGTCGTATTGTAGAGTTACATCAGTGAGAAGAGGTTCAGCCGTATCAGTCTGCATTTGTAGTTCACCAATAATCGTAGGAAATAAATTATGAAACGTGAAGATCGTTTCAGATACATTTTTATTATTTGATAGTATATGTATACTTCCCGTGGTGACAAGATTTGAAACGTCATTATCTCTTTTTGATATATCACCGCCTGCCTGTCGATTCATCCATTGCATTAATTCATAATAATTGGCATAATCTTCATCTACAAGGAATGTCAGAGTCATTGGAGCCCAAACGATTGTATTTGTTGGTAGATATTTGTATCCGTGAACAGGATTAGGAATAGGCACCTCATTAGCAGATATAGTAGGTATATTTACTGTTGTTAGCCAGAATGAAGTATCAGGCAAAGCGTGTATATTCAACATAAAATTAGTTGGCTTCGCTTGGTTGATTTTGTTTGGTGTAATTCTTGTAGTCATACTGTTATTTATATATCCTTGATCCATTAAAAAACCCCTCCGAAGAGGGGTTTAACGGTTTTCCTAAGGTAAAGGAAAATCTATTTCGCTACTCTATTACAGGTCTGTAACAGTGAACTTACGGAAGTAAGGATTAGCACCAGCGGCACCAGTAGCATATGGGTTATGAGTAAGACCATAACGAGTCTTGAAGCCAAGACGTGGCTGGAAGTCTTCCTCACCAATTGACTTCATCAACTGTAGAGGTACATATGGGCAGTAGAAAAGACCTGCATCATACATATTAGCACCTTTATAACCAACAGTCACATAGTCGCTAGTTGCGAACTGATCAATGAATACCTTGAACTTACCACCAAGAACACCAGCAAAAGTGTTGTTAGTAACGTCAGGCTGCATACCATTATCAAGTGACATATTAGGCTCAGCTAAACCTGCAACCATATCAAGTGCAGAAGCAACATCTGGTGAACAAATTAACCAGTTACCACGACCACGTCCAGTGTTCAAGGCAATTTGGTTAGCTTCACGATTGATCTGGATAAGAAGAGATTTATAACGCTCTCCGCCCCAACGAGCACCACGATTATCAGCGGCATCATTAACATCAAAAGTACCAGCAGTAGTAGTACCAGAAGCGGCACCAGCAGTTGCTTGAGAGTTAATCTTCTCAATTACTTCACGATTGATTTCAGCAAGAATTTCAGCAGAAAGGATGTTGCTTAATTCAGACTCAGCGTCCAGACCGTGGATAGCCTTAAGATCCTGAGCAAGCTCTAAAGAATACTTGGCTTTAAGCGCACGAGTACCAGCAGTTACGCTAGACTTCTCGATTGAGAAAGACATTTCTTTGAAATCTCCACCACCTGCAACAAAGCCACCTAGAGCCTCGCCATCAGCAGTTGTGTATGTAGTAGTAGCTGGTGATGCACCATCATTACCTGAGAAGTCAACATCAGGCTGACCAGCCGGAAGCGCAAGTGCTTCGGCGCCAGTAGAAGCCTCACCAGTATAATGACTCTTCATAGCGAAGATTAGACCGGTTGGACCTGACATTGGTTGAACACCGATAGTATCATAAGCCATTAGCTGTGGCATAGTTCTACGTACTAATGAAATTAGAATTGGATCCCAATTATCAACATTAGCGCCAGTTACGTTTGCTTCTTGCAAAGCAGTTTCTTGATTTTCTAAAAGACGAAGTGTAATTGCCTTCTTTGTAGCATCCTGGATTTTTGGTAAATCCTCGTGCTCCATTACTGGCTGCCACTTATCTTTAATTTCTTCTGATAAAAACATTTTCGTTTTCTCCTATTAAATATAAATGTTAAGCACCTAAAATGCTTGTTTCTCTTGATTGTGAAAGTGAATCCATTACTGCTTTCATAGAAGCAGACATTTCTTCATCAGTCGCTTTTGCATCAGATTTATCCTCAGCAATTACTTTTTCTTTCTCTGCCTCGCCAGGAAAGTACGTTTCCTTTAGAGTGTTCAACTTCTCAGTATATGTTTCAGCAGAATCAAATTCTACACCTTCAGCAAGAGATTTCATCTTCTCTACCTGTGACATAGTTAATTCTTCTGTTACTTCACTGAAAATCTTTTCGGCAGTAGTCTCCGCAAGTTGAGCCTTAACTTCGATGTTTTTATTCATCTCAGCATCTAACTCTTCTTTCAGACCTTCAATCTCTTTAGCCTGCTCATCTACAACATTGTATTTCTCTTCTGGAATTTCAATGTAGTTTTCAGCAAACAGAGTTTGTAGACCGCCAACAAAACCCTCAAGGATTTCGTTCTTTAATCCATTCTCTACGGCAACCTTGTTATCTTCAACCCACTCAGTAACCATATAGTCTAAATAACCATCTAGTTTTGCAGTGATATCTTCCAACATAGATTCAGTTTGCTCGGCAAGTTTTGCTTCCATAGACTCTTCAATCTTAGAAATATTCTCTTTAACCTTCGCTTTAACCGCAGTTTCAAATACTAAAGTAGTACGAGCCTTGAAGTCTTCCGTCAACTCTTGGCCGTCGAATAGTGCATCCACGTCCTCAGTAACATCTACTTCAATCTCTACTTCTTCTTTTGTTGCTTTCTTGGTTTCTTCTACTTCATCGTCATCATCTTCATCCGCTTCATCACCATCTTCTTCTTCGTCTTCCATTACTTCGACTTCGCCAGAACCATCTGCCTTAATCTTTTTCTTTTTCAACGCTTTAGCTTTAGGTGTTTCTGCTTCTTCAAGAGAGTCAGCCTCAGTAATTTCAGAATCCTCAGCAACCATTTCTAGTTCCCCTTTTTCTAAAAGTTCCTCAGCCTCTGACACATTGATAGAAGTATCAGACGAAGCATCTGCGCTAATCCAAGCGTTCTGCTCCTCATCTAAAACCAACATTTCGCCAGTTTCTGTTTTTAACTTCATCAGGGTTCTCCTAACATTATTGATTAATCAAAATTAGTTTTTATGCTAATTAATATTATTTATAAAACTAATTACTTTAACATTGTAGCAAATCTACAACTTGTTTATAAAATCTTCAAAAATTCGTGCTTCTAACCCAGTCAACTGGCTCTTAGGCGTATTTTTGATTGTTTTATTCATTTCAGCAATATCTTTTTCAAGAATAATGCCATTGTTCCAAATCCATTCTTTACCTTCCATAATACCATTTACAAAGGCATCTGGCGCAGATGGATCTGCCACAATGTCAGCGGCAGTAGCAAGATAAAAGTCACCCTGTACTTCCTGAATTCCTTTCTTATTTGCTTTCAGTGTTCCCATACCTCTTGACGAAACGCCAAGTTGGGCACCTTCATTAATAAGATTCTTGACAATATTTCCGTGTGGTGTGTCTGTAATCTTAGCCTTACCAATATAATTTGAACCATCTTTCCTTAGTTCAGTGATAATATGTGATACACGATCAAGATTAATAGTTGGACCTTCTGGATGACCTAACTCACCAAATGCACGTTTCTTGTTAATGTATGTTTCTGTATAACGATTAACTTCCTTTTCCATAATCGCACCAGGATATACTCGACCGTTACGATTCTTTAGGTCTGCTTGTAAAAATACTCCCTCAATATAAAGGTCCTTTCCCTTACCTTCAGTAATATATTCTACAGACTCATTAACTTCTGATATTAGTCTCATACGCCTCTCCTACTTCTTGGTGTATCTTGATTTGATTTTTCCACCAAATACTCTATTAGCATTAGCAATTTTTGATTTATTTCTACGAATCCATTTCTTTCTTAATTTCAATCGTTTAACTTTATTGCTACCTTTCTTACGGTCAATCTTCGCCTTTAGTTTAACACTGCGATCCTTGAATTTGTTTCTATCTTTATTGAGTTGGGTTTTTCTGCGTTTTTGTGTGTTACGTGCTTGATATCTTTTAGGTGAATTTTCATCAATATCTTCATCCTCAAACACTTCATCATCTTTTTCTTTGTCGCCGTCTGTATTAGTCCATACAGCACCACCATTAGAGGCCTCTTCAAGCTCTGCTTGTTCTTCCTCAGATAGCTCATTCCAAGACTCTTCGGAGAACTCAATAATATCGAATAATTCTTCCAAATCTTCTCTTAATATTTTGAATGATTTCATCTTTTTAGTCCTCTGATTTAGTGAATAGAGTTTTTGCTATAGAGGATTTCATTATGTCTAATTTATCAGCAACACGATTTGCTAATTCACTATTAAATGTGTCTCTGAAAACACTCGCTTTCTTATCACGAGCCGATTGGATCATTTTTTCTATATTACTCATTTTTATCTCCTATCAATAGAAATCATCCGATTCACCTTCATCATTTTTGGGTGTAGCGGCCTTTTCTTTTTCCATTTGTTTATCCATCGCTTCCATATCTTCTTCTGTTTGCATCAGTACATTTTTACGTACCCACTCAACAGAATAATAACGACCGATAATATTATTATTTGAAATAGTGTCAAGCATTTCAATACGCTCTTTCATCATTTCAATTTTCTTAATCTCAGTGAAGTAACCATCATCCTCAAAGGCAAAGTCAATATTCTCTTTATATATATTCCATTCGCCTTTATCAATAATACCCTTAGCAAGGAGTTGTGTTCTTAATAATGAATATAATAAATCAGAGAATTTTTTTCTCAACTTTGTTACAAATTTAGTGAATTTGATTTCATCTCTTGTGATTTCCCCGCTTCTCGAAAAAGACCACGAGGATTCTGTATCCATTCTACTTGATGGAACGTGTAATGCTTGATATACTTTCTTTTGGAAGTAAATAACATCTTCCATATCGCCAAGATTTTGACCGCCTGGCAGTGTCTCTACTTCTGTTCCTCTACCGCCCTCTTTTCGGGGTAGCCAGAAATCTTCCATCATTGACATTGTATCTTTGCCGTCTTTAACAGAACCCGTTGAAGCATCATAAACCATCTTATTCTTGAACTTGTTCATAATGTTTCGTAGATATTGTTCTGCTTTTGATTTCGGTAGATTACCAACATCAATATAGAACACCCGTCTTTCGGGAGCCCTTGTAATTCGATAAATAACCATTGCATCTTCTAACATACGCAATTGGTTAATGGGTTTCATTGCCTTATGGAGATACGACATAGTTACCTCTTTCTCTTTGTCGTGAAGTCCACTATCAGCAGTAGCAACTGCTTCCAAAGCAACTTTTAGGGTTTGTGTAATCCCTCTGCTTTCTTTCGAGTATACCCAATACTCATCAACACCCTTAACAATCTCCACTCCATTATTATCTTTTTCTTTGATAACTTCTTTCACTTTTTTGATGTTTGTTGCATCAATATAGCGTAATTCTTTAATACCTTTCTTGATATTATCGTTATCGAAAATAATATGAAAATGGATTGCGCCATCTTCGTACCAACGTCTGAAAAGTTCAGGCCCTGATGAATTAAATTCTAATTTCTTAGAAATAATGTTAAACTCTTCTTGGATAGTATCCTTAATTTTCTTAGAAACATCCACCGTGTCTAACTTATCAAGCAATATTGTTACTGGATCCTTATAGGGGTCCAATACAATAGCCTCATTAATAATATCATCAATAGCAGATTCAGCTTCAGGCTGTCTTGCGAATTGTCGATATTTATCAATTAATTCTTGTTGAGTCTTAAAAACAGTGTCGAAATTGACGGAGAAGGCGTTAATACCTCCTCCGTCAACAACGGTAGAACCATCATCTAAATCTGGTGCAACAAAAGATTTTACACTCTTGTTGACCACAGATGAGCCGATCTTCTTCTCAATCTTATATCCGAATAGTTCCATTTAGTTAATAATCCTTACTTATAATATCGTAATATTATTTATAATGATTATAGGGCCGCAACATTATCACCACTATATGAGTTATCCCAAGAGATGGAGAATGTTACAGTGTATTCTTGCACTGCATCATTAGTTTCCCAAGATAAATCAATAGCACCGATTTCAGATGGCCACCCATATAAATCAACAGCACCTAAACCTGCCGAGCCATCTCTGTCAAAAGGACGAACTGTGATACTTCTATGCGAAGGACCAACACCACCATTCCCTTGTGTCATATCCAAGTCGCCTTGGATACCATTCTGCCATTGCAATAATCCATCACGTAAAGAATATGCATCATCATTGATAATAGTGACAGTCCAATCTTGGAATACACGATCACCAGGTACTTTAAGTTTACGATTCTGATATGGAACTTCAACCACACCTACAGTAGCGGCAGGCAATGATGCTGCCTTACATACTGCTTGGCCGCCAAGATCTTGAATCTCAACTTCAAATAGATTAGGACGTGCATAATCATCTGCGTATTGCTGGGTAAACGCACTTACATTAAAATCAGCCATTTTCTTACCCTCCTATTATACTTGTCCAATCACTTCACTAAAATCAACACCAGTCTTTGTAGCAACAAAGTTTAGTGTGATAAAGTTAATTGATTTAGATGGTTTAATGAAAATACTAGCAACAAACTCGTTACCGTCAATAACTTCTGGTGTATTGTTAGTGCTATCACACTGTACATAGAAGTCATACATTCCCTGTTTCGCTTTAATGCCAGCAAGATATGGATTAACCATATTTCTGAAATTAGTACGAGTGAATTCATTATTGAATTCAAACAAGAAGTATTTACTAGAAATTGCAATCGCTTTCTCAAGAATGATAAACAATCTACGTACATTGATTCTATCAAATGCAGAAGGTTTAGTCAGTAGTGTGCGATCACCCCAAAGAACAGTACCTTGACCAGGGAAAGTTACAATTGGATTGATTCCATAAGGAAGCATATACAATTGGTCTCTATGTGCTTGAGTTGGCTGGTATGCTAACTTAACAACACCCTTAATCTTACCACGATTCAGACCACCTGGTGACCACCAAGCATCACGAACTGAATCAGTATGAGCCATAAGGCCAGCAACATCAGCACTGAATCCAATCCAGCGATATGTGTCATTATACTTATCGTATGTGTACTTATAGTTACCGTCAAGAGTACCATATGAAGATGCAACATTGAAACCAACATCAACTCTCCAGTCTTGTACATTATTTACAGCATTAGTAGCACCACCAACATTAACAACCTGCTCTTTTGGAGGTGATAAAGCGGCAATACAATCTTTACGTGCTTCTGCAATAGACTCTACCATATACTTCTCAACAGCAGATACGGTAGCAGTAGGCTCGTTAGAAACACCGCCAGCAATCAATAGACTAACATTGATTTCATCAGCGTTTACAAACTTGTCCCAGCCAGCTTGATATTCGTTAATACCAACAGTACCAGCCGCAACAGCAGGAACCCAAGTGTTTCCAGCACCTTCACAAGCAGTCTGATCATCAGCAGAACCATCGTCACAGTGTGCATCAACACCAGCAGAAACAGCGATACCGCCACTAAATGCAACAGTGCCTGGTCCAGAATTAGTTACCTCACTTGCGTTAACCCATACTAGCTTAGATTGTTTATTGATAACTTCTTCGGCAAAGATATTAACACCCATAGTGTCTCTTGTACCTTCGGCAGTACCTACAAGATAAGATTCTACCACTTCACCACCAACGATAACAGCAACAGCCATTTCATTATTAGATGGATCAGGTTGTACATCAAATGCACTTGCAAGTGACCAAGCACTCCAAGTACCATCACCTGAATGAGTTTCTACTGAAATTCCGTTACCATATGTACCAGGATAGCGGGCATAAAATCCCTCTGTCAAAGTACCAGAATCTTGTTGTGTTTCAAAATCTTCTTGTCCCTTAATTTGTGTTACGTTACCAGAAGGGGCAGCATTCATAGCACCCTCATCAACAACACGCATAACTTGAAGTGAATTAGCATACTTCAAGAAGGCCGCAGAAGAAAGAAACGCTGGATATGTATCATTGGTTGGCTGACCGAAAACACTAACTAGATCATTTTCTGAGGTGCAAAGATAAGGCTCATCGCAAGGTCCCCAAGTAAAACGACCAACTGTAGCACCTAAAGAGGTAGCAACCGCAGGAATAGACGTAGACAAATCGATTTCTTTCGTTTGTACGCCTGGGCTTAATTGAAATCCCATCGTTTTTCTCCTATTATTAAAAATTATTCGTTTCTGATTGATTTATTCTTCAATCATTGCAACTATTTATAAAATTGTCTTTTCTAACCCACTACTTGCCAGATTTCGCCTCCCTCAACAACAACCTGTTCAATCTCATCGTGTCCATCTTCAATAAATCCAAACGGGGTTAAATCATCCTCAATTTCTTTAATATGACCATCATATAATTTTGTTCTCAACTCAATATCATTAAGTTCTTTGAACATAGGTTGTGTGGAGAACCACGAGAACATCACAAGCCCCATTACTAAATCATCGTGTCCTCCCTCCTCCGCTGCCCAAGATTTGCCTTTTACGATAAACATAGACAATTCTGAAATAGTCTCCAAATCATTAATAATCAGTTTGTCATTTTCAATCAAGTCTTTTAAATTAGAACAACCAACTGCCTTAACTTTCTTCGTCATTTTATGACCTAATTTATTAAAAACCCCTGATTCATTAATCGTGTTTTCATATTCCAAATCATAATGGAGAATATTGGCCACTTCGCCACCTGGCCCATTCGATTCGATCAATACAGTTGCTTCATTATAAGCATTCGCTAATTGTAGAATGATACTTGGAAATAGTAATGGTGATATTGTATTTGAACGGTATTTAGCAACCTGTTTGAAAGGTAATTCAGTGACATCCACAACATTTATTGTTGAATAATCTTGTCCTCTACCTTCTGCAACATCAACAGTTAAAAAATATTGATGATCGTGTAATGTTTCTTCATATACATCAAGATTGTCTTTTCTTCTCAACGGCTCTTTCATCACCATTGCGGCAATCTTGCCTGGAGTAATTAGTGTACCAGAAGAACCTAGGAACTCACATTCAAATTCTTGTCTGAATTGCTCTTCGCTTGTATTTGCTATGGTTTGCTTCTTCCATTCTTCATCACGTCCAGGTACATCCCACCAGTTAATTTCAAATGCCATATAATTAGAACGCTTCTCAACTGCATCAATCCACATCTTATAGAAGTGATTCATACCATTCGGAGTAGAAACGATAATTACTTTTGATGAATGACCAGAAGAGATTGTTGGATATACAGATCGGAAGAAGTCCTCTGCCATATTCTGTTGGATGAATGCAAACTCATCAAGAAAGATTAGATTGAAAGAGTATCCACGAATAGCACTTGAAGATGTAGAACCAGCTAATACTCGACTACCATTCTCAAGTTCTATTGAGCCTTTGTTCCACTCAACAACTCCTTGTTGAAGAAATTTAGGAAGTCTTTCGTATGCCATTTGAACACGGCCAAGAAGTTCCCTAGCAGTGGCTCCCTTATTAGCAAGAATAGCAACATTCTTCTGATCATTGAAAAGAATGTAGTGGAGCATAAACGCTAGGCTTGTCTGTGATTTACCAGACTGTCTAGGACATTTTACGATTGAAAATCTATTAGCATAAAGACCTTTCACAAGTTTTTCTTGGAATGGATATAACTCAAACTTCATCAGTCCCTTATCTACATTAACAATGTGAATATAGTTCTTAATAAAGTAAATAGGATTATCTCTACACTTTACATACTCTTTGATTTCTTCTTCGGTGTACTCATACGGGACATTTACTCGCTTTAGAAGAGGATTACCGAGATAAGTTGTTGTTGCCATAATATAATTTTTCTTCTATTCTTTTATTAATCTATCTATCTTCTGTTCAATTCTATTCTGCCAAATTTTATCTTCTTCGATATGAAGATTAATCTGTTGTCTAGCATACGCTTTAACTTTATTTGGCATTTCTTGTCGCTCCGTAATAAAGTGTTTGATATTATTCACATCACGCACTAAATCCATCAATGTCATAGCAGTGAACATAACAATAGCGATAATAGTAATTAGGCTAAAGTTCTGAATTCTTATTGTTTTATTGTCCATCGAGTGTCTTACCTTTTAATAATTCTTGTAAATCAGCAGTAGATCCAACATATAGATTATTATTTGTTGTGCCGTTTGGTGATTGTGTCTCGTCTTTCATCAACTTCAATTCTTTCTGCATCTTCAACAACTCCATTGTTGTATCACCTACAGTTTTGATTAGTCCACTAGCAACTTCATAGGCTCTAGGATGCTCCATCTCTTTTGCTAACTCAAGAATTCCCTCAAGAGCATCATTACCTCTTTCTATGAGATTGTAAAGATTGTCTCTGGCGTATGAATAGTCATTATCTAGGTCGCCAGTATCAGGATTTGAATTTACACTAGCACGAGGAGCAAGTCCACGTTCTCTTCTAGTATTAACAATACGAGTTTCTTCACCCTCTACTATTTCAGGATGCTCAAATTCGTCAATTATATTTTCGGCTATATCTAACTCAGCATCTAACCGTTCGTCTACAGATTTCTTTGTCATATTGTATTCTCATCATAATGGCCATTTGACTTCACTCATTGTATCAGTGTCAGATGGATCGGTTGGGTCGTCTGGATGACCGACCTCGATTGTAGTTGTCCAATCATCAGTAACGTCCGCAGTCCACGGATTTACAGTTTCTTTGACTTGTTCTACAATTGGTGCATTTGGATCAAAATCCCCAATCATATAATTTGCAGTAACTTTCTTGATTATTCCTTGTTCTCTAATAGGCGGATACATCCATCCTTTAACAATAAAATCAAGTGTCCAGTTTACAATTCTATGTTCACCAAATTCTCCCTCAAATTCATCTGTCATAGTAACGCCAGATAATTCAATAGGAATATCTCTCTTCATATCCAATTCAGGTATTTCTTCAATAACAATGTTGAAATCTGGTTGAAAGTATGGTAATATTTGTTCTATAATTTGCAACCCATCATCCATATAATCAACATAGATATCAAGCGAAAATCCGAAGTTGTATGGAATAGGCGAATATATTTTATGAGCTTTATTAACATCAGTATGAGAGAATCTTAATTCATTCATCTGATTTGTGGCTCTTGATAGGTCCGCTTGAATATCATTCATCACAAATCCCATTCTAGGAACTTGTTTATTCTTTTTAGCATCCTTTATTAAACGCGCCAAATATTTCTTTTGTGATTCATATGCTAATGGAACTTTGATATCTTTAATTAATGATCCATCGTCCTCTTTCCTCTGGACGTGTATGTTATTAAATACCGATCCAAAAGCAACGATTAGTTTTCTTGCGGTTCCGTGATAAAAAGTAGTTCCAAACATATTAATTCACCGTCCCAAATGGATTCATTTCTGTGAAGTCAAGAACTTCATCATCCTCTACGTCCCAATCCGGAGTGCCTAGTTCTTTGTCAATTGAACTTTGAATATCTGCCTCAAGTGCTTCAATTTCAGTATCAACAACATCAATATTTTCGTGACCATATTCCCAAGGTTTAAGAGTTAGTTGCCAAACGTGTTGTGGTCCATCGGGAGTTGGATAAAACATAGAATCATTTCCAACAAATGTGACCTCAAATAATGCTTCTGCATCAGTGAAGAATAGTAAATCTCCAGCGATAGGAGTATCATCAGAAGTGTCCGTGGTTTCCTCAGCAAATTCTTTCTTAGTGAAAGTCACCTTCATTTCATCAGTAACTTGAACTCCGAATTTAGAATAGAAATCTCCTACATCACCATAATCTTGGTATTCATCTACGAGAATATTTAGTGTCCAAACAGTGTCAAATTTGCTTGTTGGATCTTCACCAAAAATAGGATCAACAGTTGCACCATACTTGCGTGGTAGATATTTTGCTTCAAACCCCACAACAGCAACTACTTCTTCGATCATATCCTTAATCATTGGTGATTTGGACATATTATCAAACATACCCATTTTATTATCCTACAATGAAGTTGACAGGTAGTTCGTAATTAAGTGAAAATTCTTCTTCGAGTTTTTCAATCTCTTCTTTTGCTTCATCCCAAACTTGCTGACCATTTATAGTGATACCACCAGGAAGAGGCATACCGTCAAACTGCTTCATATTTGCTCCCCACTGTTGTTTAATCAATGCAGTAGCATATTTCTTGACCCACTCATCATTATATACATCAATTGCATAACTATTGGCTTCATCAGGAACGACTGCTTTCCACGCTCTCACAAGCATTGAATTACCAACGCTCCAAGTCTCTCCAGCCGCTTCACAGGCTGTTTTATCTGTATATGATACATCAGAACACTTAGGGCCTATAATCTTTCCAGAATGCGAATAGAGGCGATTGGTTGCTTTATTAAATGTGAAAGTTCTATCGAGATTAAAATAACTATTGACCATCTCCAGATGTTCCATCGTTATTTCGTAGTATTGCATACTAACCTTAGTCATATCAAACATTTCATCATACATAATTCTATAACGCACATCAGCCATCGCCTCAGAAGAATACTTCCCAGGCTCATAGATTCGTGTAACAGCAATGATATCATCATCAAGTGTTATAAATTGATTTGCCTCATCTATAGCAGTGAATTCGATAGTAACAAATTTCTCTTCAACACCATCAAAGTGTCTTTCAATAAATAGTTGGAGAGCATCATCAATTCTATCATACGCCTGAGTATCATCAACTTGAATCTCTACTTTTGGAGATCCTAATTTACGATATGCGTAATCCCTTAATTCTTCTGCTGATTGTACTTTAGCCATTATTTTTTACCTCTTCCTCACTATTTATGTCAAGATTATATTTACATTCTGGAATATCCTCACAATAAACTTTACCATTAGAAAATAACCTACATTCTGTATGCCATTTCCACTTAAATCTTAAAATTGTGTATGTGAACAATAACAAAGACAAAGATGTTAATATATGAATTGAAGCAAACAATGGTTCTGAATATTCATTTAAATTTGTATGAGAAACAACATCAAAATTGCAAGTAAATGTCAAAAAAAATGATGAAATAGCTCCCATCAAAATAGATGACCTTGCCCAAACACTATAATATCCTCTATGCCTCAATGTGAATAAAAATCCACCGATTGAAATTGCAGTAACAAATATTAAGAAAAATCTCTCAACCTCTATCAATATTTCCATATACTATACTCCACCTTTCACCCAATACATAATTAAACCAATCGTGGCAGAAATAATAAGCCAAAATATCCTCTCGCCATTACTAATCTGAATTTGATTAGTGGCTATGTCAACCTCGTGATCTGTGCCTTGCTCAATCAACTTATCCAACTTCGATTCGATTCTCTCTGTCTTGTTGTAGACAGTTTTCATTTGTTCCTCGAGTCTTGTTATTCGTTCTTTCATATTATCAACGGCAATCCACAGTCGTTCTGAAACTACTTCTGTGTTATCGTTCATTTTTTACCTTATATATATTTACAATATTGATATATTTATATGAATGGAAATTAGATATGATGAATAACCAAGTAATCGTGATCGGTGATTTGATGTTAGATGAATACTGTAATGGGGTGGCTAATCGGATATCACCCGAATCTCCAGTACCAGTGGTTGATTCTGTAAAAGAGACACATCATCTTGGTGGAGCTGGTAATGTTGCTCAAAACGTGCGTGTGTTTACTAAAGATGTTACTCTTTACAGTTCTGTTGGTTATGATAAAGATTCTGAAATAATCACTGCTATTCTAGCAGACGAGGGAATTGAATATAATCTTAAATATGGTTGTAACTCCAAAACGCTTAAAAAGACCCGTATCCTTGCGAACGAGCATCAACTATGCAGAATAGATTCTGGAGTGATTAAAGACGAGGCCAACGCTCCTACGCAGTCTCCTGACGTTATAATACTATCGGACTACAATAAAGGAACCTTATCAGAATCATATATTCAAGATATTATTGATAATAATACTTGCCCCGTTTTAGTTGATCCTAAGGGTACAGATTGGAATAAATATCGTGGGGCATTCTGTTTAACCCCAAATAAGAAAGAGTTTGAGGAAACATATGGAGTATTTACTGCAATGAATGCTCTTCGTGTAGTGAAAGAACTGAAACTAGATGGAATTCTTGTCACTCTAGGTGCAGGAGGAATGCACTGGATTGGCAGGGATGCATCATCAATCTATTTGCCTACAGAAGCAAAGGAAGTGATAGATGTTACTGGAGCTGGAGATACCGTGATTGCTACGTTTGCTCTTTTCTTACCGAAGGGGGTTAAGAATGCAATGAAGTATTCCAATAAAGCGGCTGGAAATGTTGTGAGTAAATTAGGAACTGCTACCCCAGACAAAGCTGCCGTAAAAGAAACAGTGGTATTTACTAATGGTTGTTTTGATATCATCCATTCTGGCCATATTGCTCTTCTACAGAAAGCAAGTCGATTTGGTGATAGATTGATTGTAGGATTGAATAGTGATAATTCAGTAAGACGTATCAAGCGTGAACCAGTGAATGATATGTATGAGAGAAAGGCTGTATTAGAAGCAATAGATGGGGTCGATAGTGTAATTATTTTTGAAGATGATACTCCATATGACTTGATTAAAACATTAGAGCCTGATATACTGATAAAGGGAGGAGATTACACTTTTGATGAAGTTATTGGTAATGACTTAGTAGAAAATGTTGTGATAATTCCAACGATTGAGGGTAAGAGTACAACTAATACGATTGAGAGAGTGAAGAATGGAAAAGATTGAAAAAGGATGGGGACACGAACGAATCATTGAAAGTAATGAGCAATATTGTATGAAAGAACTTCACTTTCATAGAAGGGGCCATCAATCATCAATGCATTTTCATAAGAATAAGACTGAAACGTGGTTGGTCCAGAGTGGTGCAATTGAGGTTGAATTAATGGATATGAGAGATTCATCCACAAGAGTTATGATTGTGAATCAAGGGGGAACTATTCATATTGAACCAATGACTCCACATCAGGTGACTTGTTTAGAAAACGATACGGTAATTATCGAAGCATCAAGTGAGGATACTACCGAAGATAATTACCGTATCAGACCTGGGGATTCTCAAAAAGGATAATTTGTCATATCAGCCTCAGTGAATGATTGATAATGTTCTTTCAAATCTTCTGGCATAGGGATATATTCAATTTCAATATTTTCATCTATAGTTTTGGCCATATCAACAAAGGATCTTGCTGTACCTGTGCCGATATTATAGATTCCTGAATTACCAGAATTCATCATCTGAATGGTTTTATTGATTGTCATATCAATGCTTATAAAGTCTCGTTTGAACTCATCTGATCCTTCAAACAATTGAACCTTACCTGTTGACTCATATTGATCTTTCAACCAAGCAGTTGGTGATTTCATTCCGTCTTTATGGGTTTCAAACTCACCATCTGAATACACATTGAAATATCGAAGTCCAATAATCTTACTATTATTCATTAAACGTCTGGCAAATTTATCAGCGAGAAGTTTAGAAAAACCATACATATTGTTTGGTTGATAATCATCAGATTTATCATTAAATGTTGTGCTGTTACCATACACACTAGCAGACGAAGCATATACTACTGGCACGTTTTCAGAAGAACATATACTCAATATACTACAAGTGTATTGATAATTATTATCCATTAGATATTTACCATCAGTACATTTAGTTGAAGATTCAGCACCCAAATGATATATACAATCTATTAATTTCTGACCCGTTAATAGTGGTAAAAGTTCAATAAATTTATCTTTATCAGTATATTCAAATATTTTCAAGTCTTTAATATTGTTGACTTTAGAACCATCTGTCAAATCATCAACTAAAAGAATATCTTCAATACCCTCTTGATTTAATGCTTTAATCAATCGACTTCCAATGAAGCCTGCACCACCTGTAACAACTATCATTTGTTTTTCACCTCAATTATTAGATCATTATCTGGAATATAAAGATATTCAATATCACTATTAGCAAGGGTACGAATCGCATCATCAATCGTTTCAACAAGCGGTTCACCACCAAGATTGAAAGAAGTATTGAAAAGAATTGGTACTCCAGTTTCTTTGTAGAAGTGGTCAATCATTTCATAATAGACTGGATTTTGATGTTCCTTTACAGTCTGAATTCTACAAGTACCATCAACGTGAATGATTGCTGGAATCTGTTCTGCATATTCATCAGAAGCGCAATTCATAGCATACATCATATGTGGAGACTCTTCAAGCCCTCTCATATCAAACCATTCGTGTGCGTGTTCGTGTAAGATTGAACCAGCAAATGGGCGGAAGTATTCTCTATGCTTGACTTTATTCACGTAGTCTTTACCATCAAGCGTACGAGGATCAAAGAGAATAGAACGGTTGCCCAATGCTCTCGGCCCATTCTCACATCTATCCTGGAATAGTGTTACTATATTCCCTTTCAAAATCAACTTAACTGCATCAGGAGCATACTGCTTATCAAATACACCAGTTGCACCATAATTCTTTGCAATCTCAACAATCTCTTCTGTAGTGTTCTTCTGTACAGGACCAAGGAATAATGACTCACCAAAAGGACGTACATTATTATCTTTTGTTATAGAATGATATGCTAACATTGCCGCTCCAACTGCTGTTCCTGCATCATTTGAAATTGGTTCAACATATAGATTGATATCTTCATCTTTCAATTGCTCAAGATACCAATAATTTGCTACACAATTCAAACCATATCCACCAGAAAGAACTACATTTTTATTTCCACTCTTATCGACTGCTTTACGAATCAAATCAAGAACCATAGCTTGCGATTCAGTTTGAATCGCATATGCCATATCTCTACGATTTTGGAGCAATGTTACATCCCCATCATTCCACTCTCTCAATTCTTTATATCTTCCTGCGTTAACAAGCGCGCCATTGGGATATGTTGGAATAATTACATTTCTATCTGTTGTTTTCCAATCACCACCATTCCCATCTGTATAGATATCAGGAATATTATCATTCGGCTTACCATACGGAAACAGCCCCATAGTCTTACCCGCCTCGATTGGTTGCCAGCCACAATATTGTGTTACTGCTTCATACGCTTTTACAATACCTGCACTATCATCAAGAATCATTTCGTGCGTGCCTTCTTCACCTTCTCTTTCTGAATCCATATCAGTGTAATGAGCAGATGTCCAAGGGCCTCTCCCGCCTTGATGCTTATAAAGAGTTTTGAAGTCTGCCGGATACTTACAATCAAAAATCGTTTCAAGTTCCCAAGTCATTTCTTGTTGCATATTAATATTCATTGGAATAAACGTGCCAGCTCCATCAACAATCAATGCTGTTGCGGATTCAAAACCAGAACGATAGAAAGCACAAGCGGCGTGCATTTTATGATGCCATTTATGCATATCAATAATTTGATCTTCTGATTCAATCAATCGAAGTTTTCTCGCTAGACCAGCATATACATTATCACCAGAAAAGTCAACACGACTTTCATCTGATTGTGTGTGTGATATTACAAGATAATCTAGTTTATCTGTATAATCAAGAATTTTGACTATAGATGCAAATGGTCCACCATCATATTTTCTTCGGGATAGTCTTTCTTCTTCAATAGCAAAAACAATTTCACCATCTTTCAAAAGACAAATACCGCCATTATGTCCTCGAGCAATTCCCGCAATCCACTGACTCATAATTTAATTCTCCAGAAGGTTAGTAGTATTAAAATCATACTTAGGCAGAGATTCACTTGTGCCACAAGTTCCGCAGCCGCCCTGTTGTGTTGGAGTAAAAGAACCTTCAAACTTCTTTCCTTCACCTAGGAATTGTTTACAAGAGTCGATAACCTCTTTCTCTTGATATTCATCCATCATCATAACCTCATCATTTACTCTATCACATTCATCATCCATAGCTATACGAATAGGAGAATATTTTCTTTTACCTTCACCAATATCTATAACATCAAAATCTACGAAATCTGGATAACTGATATTTTCAGGCACTGTTGATCCTGTTACTACTGTTGCAGTTTTACCAAGTGCCTTTGCGATATGCTGTCCAACAGAGTCACATCCTAAGAAATGGTCCGCTGAATTAATCATTGCTGCCCATTTTCTTAAATCAGGCTCTTGTGGTGCCGCAATTATATTATTCTCATCAGTTGGTAGAGGAATTTTCAACTCACTCATCATAATGATAGCATATTCTTTTCGTAGACCTTGAATGATGTTAATGATATTTTGAAGTTCAAAAGACCTAGAAGAGGGATCAACAATAAATTCTCCCATTTGTGTAACACTTCTACCAAATGGTTGTACAACAAGAATCTTATCTTTTCCTGTGGTAGCCTTGATTTCTTGAATAGTTTGAAATCCTACAATCAATTCCATTTTGTTGAGTTTAATTGAAGGATCATTCACTACTCTTGGCTCTTCAAGACCATTAATTTCAATATCAAACGCTTGAGTAAGATTACAATTTTGATTGAAATAATCGTGAACTCGATATGGCTCTGGAGTAACAATATCTTTGTCTTTTAGATGATTCTCAAAAAGACCTTTATGCCACACTTCATATGCGTGTTTATGAAGAATTGGATGACCGCGATAGAAATCCATACCAGCTTCACAAACAATTACAAAGTCCTCATCACCTGAGTCCTCTGCATATCTTTCGAGAGCAGGAATTGAACATAGTACCCGACCGGCACCACCATTAATAAAGAAAGCCTTGGAACGACTCATTGTTTCACCTCACTTGTTTTAATAATCTATAATTGGAACTATTATACTATAGTTCGCTCTATTTGTCAAGTATTTATACGCATAAAAAAGGCTCTGTTTCAGGAAGAAACAGAGCCTCTTTTGGTGTATCTTTAAATCTTATTCATCAACGCCACTAATAGGTGCTAACTGAGCGATAGCATCTGCATCAGATGGCCCTCTGTCTGCAATCATAATTACTGGGTTATCTGGATCTTCTCCACGAACCAAAGGTTCATCATACTCTCCGTCAGGGTCAGTAGGCCATTTAATCATATGATTTGGAACAGCCGCCCAATCCGCAGGAATATCCCTCAATTTCTGTCTATATGCTAACCATTTTGCTTTAACTTCGTCAGGCATATCTTCAGCGATTCTGGAATCAGACTGCTTCAATTTACCATTACGTTCACTACGGACGAACGCATCATCATACCTACGCCAGTCAGTTCTAAAAACTAGAGGCTTAGTGTAGTCATCAATGATGTCATTTTCTGAAAAGATTTGACGTGGGTCAGATGGGTCTCTGAGAACCGCATTATCATCTTCAGCAGGTCCTACCTGAACTTCATAAAGTTTAATTACTTCTTCAAATCCACCGAAGAGCATTCCGATTTTAATCGTATTCTCATCTGTGTCAGCGTGTAGTTCTTTAACTTCGCAATTCAAAGGAACAGGACGTTCTGTATATTCATCCTTGTTCCAAGTTTGTTCGATGTCTTGTGACTCTTTGTCAATCCACAGGATTAGAGTTTCAGGCCCATCATAACTTTGCGTTGACGTTTTACCTAACGCAGTTGTTGGGACAGCCTGTTCAAACTCGTCAGGCAAGTCATAAGTTACGACTTTTTGTATATTTGCCATTTTATTCTATCTCCTAAAATTCATATTTATTATTGGTAAGTCACTTTGACTAATCCACCTGCACCGAAACTTCCCCAACAAGCCGAGCCAGAACCAGATGCGTGTCCACTTCCACCACCGCCCGGGAAGGCCGCGTGAGCATTACAACAAGCCATATTCCCAGTACACCAGTGCTTATTAACAGAAGTGCCTGATACTGTAAATGGTCCCGAAGGTCCACCCGCAAATGAGTTCGTGTCTGAACAACAATCGTATTGTTTTGTATGTGAGCCAGAAATTCCTCTGAAACACATATCTCCACCTTGCGTTGCCTCGTTACAGTTATTTGATACCCAACCTGCGTTGTAGTTACCTAAGTCACACTGTTGGTTACCGATATGACAGTTATAACAATGAGAGTTAACATCCCAAGAAGTTGAACCACCGTGTCCACCTATCGCACAAAAGTTTGATAGTCCCGGTCCGGTTACATAGGACGTACATCCGTGTCTACAAGACCTGTTACAACTAGCACAACAATTACACTGAGATGTTCCAGCAGAACAAAGTGTATAAACTGATTCACTTCCTGCTGTAGAGTTAAAGTTACCTGCTTCTAGGCAGAGTGTTTTTTCATTATAGTTACCGCCTGCTCCACCGTGACCTGAGTCATAGTCGTGTCCTGAAGAACCACCCGGTCCGCCACCAGATAGAATCTCAAATGTAATTAATCGAGTTCCAGTAGGAACAGTCCATTGTAGGCAACATCCACCGTTCGTTACTGACCAGTGATTTGTGTTGTAAATATAAAAGTGTTTTTGAGGCTCCTGTAGATAAGAATCGCCCATTTCATTTAAATTGTCAACACCTTCTTGAACAACACTATTAACACAATTGACATTACCAGCTTGAACTGTATTAATATCTGAAAGCGCATCATAAACGTGATTTGCCATCAACTCAAGAGCCACATTGTTGCTCTTGGCCATTTCATTCATTTTACCTAATGTTAAAATATCCATT